AAGTTGTATCGTCATAAACCCCTATTAATGTTTCATAAGAAGAATTTGTGAACGAAGTTGCATTTGGTAATCTTTTTGCACCAAAATTAACAGAGCCACCTGAATCAGTTATAAGAATACTACTTAAATAAAAAGATTGGTCGCTTAAATTAAAATCCAAAGCACCATTGAACAAACTCCATTGAGCAATTGAATCGTCATAAGAAATCATTGTTCCGCCAATATAAGAGCCAATAGCTTGAATCAAACCACCGCTTAATAAAATTTGATTATTAACGCCGTCAACGTGAAGTCTTGACAAAGGTGAACTTGTTCCAATACCAACGTCACCGCTTGAATTAATGCGCATTCTTTCTGAAGGTGATCCGTCAGAAGATACTGAAAATAAAAGGTTATTTCCTTGCGCACCAACGCGAACTGCGTTTTCAAAAGTACCAGCTGAATGATATGCAGTGTAACAAATAGCATTGCTATTATAATAACCCGCAACAATTGTTGGCGTTCCTAATCCAACAACGTGCAACGCCCTTATTGGAGTATTTGTATTAATACCTATATTTGTTCCATCATCAAAAATTGAACTATTTTCAATTGCGCTTGTTCCATTAAATTTTGGAATATAATTGTCAGTTCCGCTTCCGCTTATTCCGCCGGTAATTGTTAAATCGCCACTTCCTAAAATACTATTTCCGTTGATTGTTTTGATATTAGTTCCGGAAATAAGCGTGTTTTGTTTTGTACCCAATCCGTTGTCAACGTAAGTTTTAACCGCTTTTTGAGTAGGAAATAAAACGTCACTTGTTCCCAATGTAGTCGTTGCCGATTTGTTTGCGGTATCTTCTTTATTGGCATATAAATCCGTAAAGTTGTCGTTGGTTTTTATAAAACCATTTCTTAAAGAATCCCCAGTTCCGTCGTTTGGACTTGTTCCAACGTTTATGTTTTGTTGTGCCATAATTTAATCTATGTCAATCGTTATATTTGTATCGTCAATTTTTATTTTTGAATCCGAAATTGATATTAATACGGATTTTATTTTATTCTTTACAATTTTAATCGTGTCAAAAATTGAAAATGCTATTTCAAAATCTATTTTCATTTTTTATGTCATATGAACAAAGACCGGATCGTTTTGCTCAAGTTCGGTTTCAAATTTACAATAAATGTGTGAATTTCCAACATAAACATTGAACACTTCTTGACCAAGTGTAATTGTTTTAAACAAAACAAAATGCGAATTGTCAACACTTATGTAAAAATAAATATATTGTTTATAATCTTTTAAACCTTTGCAAGTTATTGTGTGCAATCCATTAACGTTTCGCGTTGTTGACGTTGTGTTCGTTGTTACTCCGTTTAAAAATGTGTGCATTTTTTAAAAATATTTTTAATTTTTTTATGTTTTCTTCCGTTCTTTTATCCGTTTTTCTTCTCATATTAATAAGGATTATCTAAATACCATTTTCCGCAAATCATTTTTGACTTCAAAGGATTAACAATGTTGTTTGAATTTGAAACATATTCCGGTAAATGAAATTTACAAAGCCAACGTTCCAAACGTGATTCGTACATTTCCATTTTTAAACGTTGATTTTGCACTAAATAATCAACTTCAACTTTTTCAATTGCAGTTGAATCGGCTGGATTGTGTTTTGAAATCCCGCCGTTGTTGATTTGATAAGCACCAAACAACAAATATTCCATTGCCGACCCGTGAATAATGTAAGGTTTTAAATAATCTTCGTACAAAGTCAAATATTCATCAACTAAATCGTCGTTTTCAAAGTCTTCGCAAATTTTATTGTAAAGCGTTTCGCCCAAAACTTCCTCAACTCTAATGCGTTGAAAGTCAGCAATCGCAACAACGTATTTGTCAACGTCAATATTCCCGCCCAAAGGCGTGTTTTTTGTGAGTTCGTCTTGTCTTAATAGTATAGTTGTCATTTTATTGTCTATAATTTGGATCTAGTGACCAATAATTGTTTTTTGATTCAGCAACTTGAGCAACTTCGCTTGGATTTTGTGGCAACCTTGCACCCGCTCGATCGGCTGGGTCCAAATCATTTATGATTCTAATTGCTTCGCTCACTGAAATTGATTTGTTGTTTCTTCTTAAATATATTTTTCGAAGCCAAAAATGTTGGCAATTAACCGATCCTTTATAAAAAAAGAGGTTGTAAGTGTCCGACCCACCTGGTCCGAATCCAGGATTAATATTTGGATTTTGACTTGCCAACAAAATGTCTTCTTTGCGATATACTTTTGAAGCACCTACCATTCTACGACAAAATTCGCGTGAATTTGCACTCACATTCAAAGGTGCATATTGGTATCTTATTTTGAACAAGTCATTGTCTTGTTCGCTTGTTACATTTGGGAACGATGTCGGAACGGAAGCCAATTTTAAAGTCAATTCACTTATTTCCGGCATTCCTTCTTGACTTCGTTCGTCAATCAATTCATAATTGTCCAAATCTTCGCTTTCGCCTAACTGAATCAAAGCGTCTGCAATTTCATTAAAGACCGATTCGTCTTCATTTGAATGATTTCCACATTGCAATTGAAGTTGTTGAATTGGTGCTTCTTGAGTTGTAAACATTGCTTTTGCAACCTCAACTGGAAGCGTTAAGAATTGAACTAAAAAGACAATTGCTTGTTCTTCAGTCAAAATTCCTTCTTTTACTTTTGCAATTATATCAACCGCACTTGAAATTTGCGCACCATTGTAAGAAACTTTTGAATCAATTAGATTTGTTTCTTGTTGCTCAACAACGTCACTTGCATTTAAGTTTAAAAATTCAAGGGAAATTGTAATATTGTTAACAGAAAAAACGTTTTCCAAAGCGTCGCAAATAATTTCTTGTTTTGGTCTTATTACTTTTTCAATTAATTCAGCAAAAGCAACCGCAATTTCGTCAGCATTTGAAGAAAATCCCGATCCTTCTTTAACACCAACCAACATTGGTGACGTTAATTTGTGCGATGTCATAATTTGTTGACGCGCTTCCGAAGATAAAAATTGATATTGTGCGTGTGCGTCGCTAACTTCCAACGGCGCAATTGTGATTTCTGAATCTTTGTTGTCATTCCAATTCAAAAAGAATTTTCCAGCGTTTGAAGATCCCGTTAAATGTTTGCGTATGTCCGCAGTATTTTGACGAATTTCGTCTTCTGACATTTGAACGCCAGTGTTCATATTAATTACGTGACCAAATGATAATCCGTTTTGAATATGATTCACACAATAGTTTGCAATTTCCGCTTCCAATGTTGAATAAGGAAGTCCCGAAACATAACTTGGATTTGCATAATAAAATTGACCAACTTGGTAGTCATTAATTACAAAAATTTCGCTTCGTTCACCTTCAAATTGTTCACCATATCCAAAAGCGTCAAAACGCGTTGGCTTGTATTTGTTTACATTTCTAAAATCATAACTAAAATAATATCCAGCAATTTCGCCGTCTTCATTTGCGATTTCAGGTGCAACGCATTGTTTTGGCAAATGGAAAATTTTAGAAATTTTATTGTCCAAATATTTTATTTCAAAAGACGCTTCGCCAAACATTTGGAAATCTTTTACAATTTTACGCAAATCCTTTTTTGAAATCATTGACATAACGTTCGCCCATTGCGAAGGTTGTCTTAATTTGTCTTTTGAAGTCAATCCTTTTCCGTAAATAAATTGCGAATAAGAATCAATAATTGCTGAATTTGTAGGTGATCCGTTATAAGCGTCAATAATATCATAATAAAATTGATTTTTGTCGCCATTTAAAACCCATTTTCGCCCCGAAACTTCTTTGATTTCAGGTCTTACATAATTTGCAAGTTGTAAAATTTGTATATTGTTTTCCATTTTATAATTTTAAAACACCTTTTGTTAATTTGAAATTTTCCAAATCGGTTTGAGTTGTTGCATAAGATTTTCCGCGATACAATAATTCATCGTCAATTATATCAAAAATTTCAATGTCAGAAGATTCGCCTTCAACAAATACTTTTTCAAATTCTAAAACCATATAATTGCCGTATTCAAGCGCTGGAATTTCAAATGTTTGAATTGTGTCTTTTAATTCATTTCGTAATTTCAAAACAACAACTTCGCATTGCTTTCTAGGAATGCAACGCAAAGAATGAATTTCGTCGTCTGGGTTAAATACTACCATACTAAAATAACAAATTTTTTTAAAATGTAACATAAAAAAAACGCACTTCAATTTAATGAAATGCGTTTTTTAAAAAAAATGAACAATTTATGAAACCACTACGTCTGAAACAATTGCTTTCAAAGCGGTTTTTGTTGTATTGTCAAGGAATGGTGAATTGTCTTTTTCTTCTGCATTTACGGCTAATGTGAAACCGCTCAAATCCCCACTTGCACCCCCAGTCACTTTTGTCATATTTGACATAGTTCCGTTGTATGCACCAACATAGACAATATTTCCGTTGTAATCTTCAACAAAAACACTTGGTCTTCCGGCACAAATTAGTTGACATTGCGCTTGTAGATCGGCTGATAATTTTGGAAGTGTAACTGCTAATGCTTGAGCAACAAAAAACGTTCCGTTGTCTTCCGAAGAAGTACCCGTTTCGGTCAATGTGTTTGTTGTTGATTTTACTTCGTATTTAAAAACTTCGTCCAAAGTTCCTAATGAAGTAACAGCGTGAGCAACTATTGTGATTCCAAAATCGTCGGCAGTTCCATTCGCGAAATAAATTGCTTTTATACCACCTTTTTGGTCTTTACAATTTAATAATCTTGATTTTGATACTAAACACGACATTTGTATATATTTTAAAAGTTATTTTAATAGACCGCGACGATTAAATCGCGGTCATTTTTTTTGTGATTAATCTTCGTAAGTTAACCAAACAATCTCACTTGGGTTATAGTAACCAACACCC